TGGTACAGGCGGTACTGCTCAGCGGCCACCAGGTCAGCACCAACCAGCACCACCAGACGCGGATCAGTGCGGTACTGCGCCGGGATTTTGCTGCTGATAAGGTCAGAGGCCATCGCATCCAGAGAGGCATAATCGCCACCCTCGCCCAGGGTTACGGCATCGGTGAGGATTTGCTTGCCGTCTTCAAAATCTTCCATGCGCTTATGCCAGCCGATATTGACGTCTTCACCGTTGGGGTTAGCTTCTGCGTCTGTGGTTTTGGCCACAGAGGTGCCGTTAAAGCCAATGCGCAGCTGGTCGAGCGCAAACGCCTGGTTTGAAAAGGTCTGCACCAGCTGGAAAAATTCGTTTTCGTCGCCCGCGTTGGCCCACAGCGACAGCAGATCCCAGCGCAGCGCGGCGCAGGAGTCCGTTTCAACCAGCTTGTATTGATTGCCTTCAACGCCTACGCGCCGACTAAAACGCCCGTTCTCACTGCGCCCGGTATGCAGTACAGCAGACCCCACGGACACCACCTGGCCGGACAGCTGATCGACATCAGCCACGGTGATCAGGTTAAGAAACTCCACGGACTCCAGCAGCGCCTGACGTAACGTTGTTTCCTGCGGGTCGCTCAGCGAAAAATAGCGATTGGGCTTATTAACGCCGTAACTCTCTGCAAGACCTGCTGCATAGGCGTTAATAAACTGTTCCGCTCGTTTATTTAATTTCATCAGATTCCCTCTCGCCCTGTGGCGAAAAAATCATTAATACGAACTCCGGCAATAAAAATTACAGGAATTTAAATCGCGATACTGGCTCATTCTTTTTAGTGCCATAATTTCGGCGCGGCATCGTGGTGACTTTTTTATCCAGCTTGTTAAAGTTCTTAACAATATCTGAGACGTTATCGCGCAGCACCGCAAAATCTTCGGTATCCACGACTTCTTTCACCGTATCCAGATCTTCCTGCGTGTCAGAAAGCTGGGATTCAATTGCCGCAACGCGGGTTTCCAGATTGTTTAGCGCATCAGCCAGAACCTGAAGCTGATCCGGCTCATCACCTGTAGGCTCTTCGGTATTTTCTTCAAAGTGTTTAGGCTTAATACCAAAATAGCTCTGCCAGTTAGGTTTTTTCATTTCGTTATCCTGTTCAATGCCTTTCCGGCTCACGCGGCAGGCGTAATAACCGGGGTTAGATTTCCTGCGTTTATTAAATCGCAGTCGGGTAGTTCCCACACTGGCCGGGGTATCGGTAACGGCCAGCCCTTCAAGATAGCTTCGCCCCGTGCCGCGCCAGTTGCCGTCTGGTGTCAGCTCCACTGAAAAATAAATCAGCTGGTCGCGGCTGTTTGCGTCCAGCAGATACGCATTAGGCCGCAGCTGAACATACAGCCTCACCAGCCCGTCATCACCTTCCTGCCACATTGCGCAAAGCACTTCGCCAAAATTGCCGAAATCTTTTTCATGTTCAGGCCAGATTAATGCGCCGTATAACTTCGGGTCATAGGTTTCAGCAGCATCAATAAGCCACTGCCTTTCTAATTTCCGCTTATCTACGGTATCTCCTTCTGTAGCAACACAAAGCCAGTCAGTGCGTAAATGCGACATTATTTTTCCTGATTGCTTGATGCGTTCCAACGAAATGAATTATTCACCATCACAACACCCGGCGCACCCCTTTAAATTCGTTTGCATTCGGCTAACGCCTCTTTATCGAACCCACCCGAATAACACCACCATATTTATATAAATTAACCCTGCATAATAGAGACTATGGCTAAATACAGTGATGAATTAAGAGGCGTTGCGCGTGCGCTTTATTTGCGACGACACACGCCTAAAGAAATTGCGACCGATTTAAATCTGCCGAATGCGCGGATCGTTTACTACTGGGCGGAGAAATTCGGCTGGGCCGATTTACTCAGCCACGAAAGCACAGAGGAGGCAATAGAGCGCCGCTGCCAGCTGCTGGCGCAGCGGGACGGCAAGACTGACCTTGAACTAAAGGAACTGGACCTTTTAATCGCCCACAGCACCAAGCTGCGGGCGCAGGCGAATAAGCATAAGGAGAAGCTGGCAGAGGCACGCGGGCGCGGCGGCTCCGGCTCCGGCTCGGGTTGCGGTGAAGATGAGGACGGCCAGCCGCGCAAGAAACGCCAGTATAAGAAGAACGACATCAGCGGGCTGAATCAGGACGACTTTGACGAGTGGGCCAAAGAGTATCTTTTTGGCTATCAGAAACACCTGCGCCTCAACATTGGCCAACAGGTGCGCAACATCCTCAAAAGCCGCCAAATCGGGGCTACCTGGTATTTTGCGTTTGAGGCGTTTGAGAATGCCGTACTGACGGGCGACCCGCAGATTTTTCTTTCTGCGAGTAAGGCGCAGGCGGAGGTGTTCCGCTCGTACATTGTGAACATCGCGGAGCAGTATTTTGGCATCACGCTGACGGGTAATCCTATCCGGCTGAGCAACGGTGCGGAACTGCGCTTCCTGTCCACTAACAAAAACACCGCGCAGTCCTACAGCGGGCATCTGTACTGCGATGAATATTTCTGGGTGCCGAACTTTGCACGCCTGAACGAAGTGGCCAGCGCCATGGCCACGCACGATAAATGGCGCACCACGTACTTTTCCACGCCATCGGCCAAAACCCACCAGGCCTATCCGTTCTGGACCGGGGAAGAGTGGAAGCTCGGCAGCAAAAAGCGTGCGGCGACCACCTTCCCGAAATTCAGCGAACTGCGTGACGGCGGGCGGCTGTGTCCAGATGGCCAGTGGCGTTACGTCATTACCCTTGAAGACGCGATCAAGGGCGGCTTTAACCTCGCCAGCATCGATAAACTGAGGAACCGGTATAACGCTGACACGTTCAACATGCTCTATATGTGCGTGTTCGTTGACAGCAAAAATTCGGTGTTCAAGTTCAGCGATCTGGAGGTATGCGCCGTCGATGTGTCGGCGTGGCAGGACCATGACCCGGAAGCGCTCCGCCCCTTCGGCAATCGCCCGGTGTGGGGCGGTTTTGACCCGGCCCGCTCAGGGGACCTGTCAACGTTCGTTATCGTCGCGCCACCACAGCATGACGGCGAAAAGTTCCGCGTGCTGCGGGTGTTCAACTGGCGGGGAATGAATTTCCGCTGGCAGGCAAAGCAGATCGAAAAGCTGTTTAAACACTACAACTTCACCTATCTGGGCGTTGACGTGACGGGCATCGGCTCCGGCGTATTTGACAACATCCAGCACTTTGCGCTGCGCGTGGCCGTGGCGATTCGCTATGACCGTCACACCAAGGACCAGCTGGTATTAAAAGCGGCTGACGTGGTAGGCAGCAGGCGCATTGAGTGGGACCGGGATTGGAAGGAGATCCCGGCCTCGTTTATGTCCATCCGTCACACCACGACCAGCAGCGGCAACGCCATGACGTTTGTCGCTGACCGCAGCCCGGAAACGGGACACGCGGAGGCGTTCTGGGCCATCTCGCACGCGCTCCACAATGAACCGCTCAACTACGAAAACAAGCCAAAATCCAAATGGGGGCTGAAGAAAACAGCATGACTAAAAAACAATGGCGACCTGCCAGCAAAAAGCAGAAAAGCGCCCCGGCTGAAAAGCAGCGCCACATGAGCATTATCACGTTTGATAAGCCGGAACCCGTGCTGACCACAGGAACGGACTACCGGGAAATCTGGTATGACAATGACTTTGAGCACTACACGCTGCCGATTGACCGCCTCGCCCTGGCGCAGCTGGTCAACCTCAACGGCCAGCACGGTGGCATCCTGCACGCCCGCAAAAATATGCTGCTATCCGGCTATGTCGGGGGCGGCCTGACGCATGACCAGCTGGAAGGGGCGGCAATGGATTTTTTCACCTTTGGTGACCTGGCCATTGTGAAAATCCGCAACGGCTGGGACGAGGTGATCGCGCTGGAACCCATGCCGGGGCTGTACATGCGCCGCCGCAAGGATGGCTGGTTTGTGGTCCTTCAGGACGGCGAGCCGCTGGAATACCCGCCTGAAGATGTCATTTTTATCAGGATGTACGACCCGCAGCAGCAGATTTACGGCCTGCCGGACTATATCGGCGGCGTACATTCCGCGCTGCTGAACAGTGAGGCGGTAATTTTCCGCCGCCGCTATTACCACAACGGTGCGCACACGGGCGGCATCCTGTACACGCGCGACCCGGCCATGACGGACGAAGTGGAAGAAGAGATCGGACGGCAGCTGGAGCAAAGCAAGGGGATCGGCAACTTCAGCACCATCCTGGTGAATATTCCAGGCGGTGACGCTGACGCGGTGAAGTTTATCGAGATGGGTGATATTGGCGCGAAGGATGAATTTGCGAACGTGAAGAACATCAGCGCACAGGACGTGCTCAACGCGCACCGCTTCCCGGCAGGGCTGGCGGGTATCATCCCGCAGAACGCGGCAGGACTCGGCAACCCGGAGACGGCCCGCAACACGTACCGCAAAGATGAAGTGCTGCCGATTCAGCGACGACTCGCCGCAGCGGTTAGCAACGACCCGGAAGTACCGGATCGTCTTCACCTGACATTTGCAGACGAAACAACTAACAAGGATGCAGTGTGATGAAAAAACGGCTAAAATCCAGGCACAAACACCCTGCCGGAGCCGCTAACATGCGCGTATTAAAAATTGAATGCCCTGAGTGCGGTTCTAATGCTGTTATTCGCAAGACAAACCGTAAGCATAAAGAACTTGCAGACATCTACTGTGCCTGCGCTGACGTTGAATGCGGCCATACCTTTGTGATGAA